CGATTAGCTGACGAGTAGGTGCTACACCTAGGTGACTGGACGTTCTTTCAAACAGGAAGTTCTTCCCCATTCTTGCGAGCGTGGTCACATCTAGGCAGTACATCTGCGAGTACGAGCACAACCAACTAGCGTTTTGCGAGTTGGTACCGGAACCAGTTCGGTTCTGACAGAGACGATTTGTCTCGGGGCTATCGCCCCTGAGCCTGTCCGGCTCAAAAGGTAATGAATAAGCTTGTCATTCCCTCAAACGCGCCTATTAAGGCTGCATCATTCCGACGGAAATATCTTCCGAAAGTAATTTTATCGACCTCAGACCCGAGGCGTTTCACCGAATCAATCCAATACGGTTTTCCACACGGCTCAAGCCGGGAGCGGATCTGTTCCCAGGCTTCCCTGTGGTTCTCACCAACGCGTTTAGTGTTGATTTGCTTCATGGCGGGCGGAGGTTTTCTGCCCTTCCACCATTGGAGGAAGTTATGCCTCCGTAGCATCTCATCGGCGAGCTGCCGTAAAGAGATAAAACCGCGATGCTTGCTAAGCCAGCTCATCGCAGCTAAGGCCCCCTTTCTTTCCAAAAGACCTTCTGGAAGATCGGCCCAAGCCTCTTCTTGAGAGTAAACTTTCAGTTTACTCGTCAATCCTAGGACGTCAATTTCCAAGGAATCCCACGGAAAACCTTTGTTCGAGGTTCTCCAAATGCCATCTAGGAGGGTGACCACCTCCAAGGCCTCCCCTTCGCTCGTTTTTGAGTCGAAGAGCCTGTAGAGATACGGAAAGTACCTCTCAGCAAGCCTAGGATCGTCCAGATCCAAGGCGGGACCTATGGCCAAATCCAGGCCACCTAGTGATCTCGGAAGCGCGGGCAGCGCTTCCGTCATACCGCGAGACTGGCGGTAGTTGCGGCTCCAGAGTAAGATCTTTGCTCTGTCCGCTCTCCACTTCAAATCGAAGGGGATATAGCTTATCTGTTTCTGGAGAAGCTTAGCATGCCCCAAGTAGGGGTCGGCTGAATCGCTCTTGACCTTAGCTTGGCCAGAGAGAACAGAACCCTTGATGCTATCGAGGAAAACTAAGTCGCCGAAGAGTGTTACTCCTTCGGAACCCTCATAATCTGAGCCGACGGGCAGTCTAAACAGATTATTTTCACAGAACGTCGCCGAGTCTGGCGAGATCGAGTCGATCTTTGAACGTTTAAGACCAAGTTCATCAAGAACCCTTCTAAAAAGGAGCGCCCAGCTTGGGCGCACCCGAAGGGCGATTAGATCATCGCCCACTGATTGCCCGAAAGGCCGCTTTACGACGATTTGTCGATAAACGTCTTTCGAAGGCACATTGCCGGAATCCAGCACGGATGCCTGCTCAACTGAGCTCAACATAGTCAATGTTAAGTGAATGAAGGAAAGTGGATCACCCATAAAGGCTCCACTCACCGACGTCAGGTTGTCCAGTTCGGTATACCCATCGCGTTTCAGCTGAGATAAGTCGATCTCACGCTTATTGATGCGGAACAGTTTGTTCCAGCACTTCCACATCGGTAATTTAGCCATCACCGCATCCATCAACTCAAAGTTGGTCTCGAGAATTTCAAAACCAAAAGAGTACGTAGCTTCCGACAGATCTGTCGAAACCATCACGGTGTCATCTTCAAAATCATGAAAATCCACCTCTTCGCGCAATCGGAACAGATCGCGCTGCCTGTCGTTGATCAACTCATCAACTTCAAACTGGCCCCTTTTTGGGGCTGGTACGTCTTTGTTTAAGGCGCTAAGGGAC